CACACCTTGCATATCACTTGCCAATAATTCAAAAGTCCGATCTAATTCCAGTTTGCTAACTAAAGCACCAATAGAATGATCGATCGAACCTAAAAAACCAGTAATGGTAGTAAACAAATAGTGTACCGCCACTATACGCCATGAATCACCAATTCTAGCTATATATGGGGCTCCGCAGTCACCTTTGATCGTAACACCATCGGTCTGCATATAAGAATTCTTTTGAGAATGAACTATCTTATTCCGTTTCGTCGTTTTAACCGACTCAGGAAGGACAATTTCAACCTCATCAAAAGAAACAACTTGTTTATCAACACTCATCCACAAAAATGGAGCTAAGGTAAACCCGCCCATCAAGCCGGGTATCTTCACCAAAGTCATCTCAGGATTTTCAAGTAAACGTCTGTTAAAAACGGTAAGTTGACTAGTTAAAGTCCTCCCACCGCATGTAACATGGAGCATATCACCTAAGGAAGGAGCAAAATGCGTAGGAAAGATTAAACAATTTTGTGAAACCATCAAACCATGCCCAAACAACGACTTCCCATTGGCAACTCCTTCAACCTGCAACATACATTTACGAATGTTGCGAACTAAATCATCCTTAGTGTAACTAGCGCTAAACTGCGCCGGTTGAACACCAGGAACGTATTCTTGTTCAGCTCGGAACCAATTAAATGGCACCAAACCTTCTACAGAATTCACTAGACGTCCTTGAACCACACTGACACTCTTATCTAAAAGAGTATATATGGCACCGGCCGCCGCCAAAGTAGCCCCAGCAGCTAACCAAAATTCCGGGCTAGCCATGCGTTTCATCGCATTAGAAATAGCTCGCCCGGAAACCCAGTCCACACCTTGTGTAACTGCATAACCAAGCCCAAAGCCGCCAGTAAATCGAAAAACGGCTGAGGCTGAGTCACTAAGAACAGTTAAAGCCGCACCTTCATATCCGGAATCTTCTTGGGGATGTCCGCAGATTTTGTGTAAAGGAAATGAACAAACTTTGCAAACATTAGACCCATGGGAACAGGCAGCAACAAGCTTACGTTGAGACGCAAGCCAAGCTTCGTATTCCTTATAAAATAAATCAACAAACTGTGTAAACGAGACTCTAGTAGGAGGAGTAAGAGCAATCGTATGCACATTTTCTTCAACGTTATTATGGGGATCAAAATAACGCACGTCAATATTAAACATATCCCAAGTAGTTGACATCTCAGCCAAATCTGGATTAAGAACACCATTTACACCAAACTCATCCTTTGCAGAAAAAGTAACATGCATACGTATTCTACGCCAAAATGCAGCAGGTTTAAGAATAGACTTAGAGGCCCTAGCATCTTCAAAA